CGATCCAGGCGAGTGTCGCAACTGATCCGAGCGGCCAGAGCGTGCAGGATAACGATGTGCAATTTGTGGTGACGAGCATGTTACCAAAAGTGATTGCCGACTTTATCGCCCATCCGCCGCCGGGAGTATGACGTTAAAAGACATAGCCGAGTTCGCTACCGAGACGACTGGCGATATTTCCAGTGATGCGATTGAGTACGCCAAGAAAGCGGTTCGGCTCAAGTACGCGACGCTTTATGACGCGCACAGCTGGCGCGAAGCGATGCGGACCGTTGATGGGATAGTGCTTGATCCGACACTGGGCGGGATCATCTTTTTGCCTTACGATGCCGAGGAGGTCATTTTTTGCAGTCTTTCTTATGACGGGCAAAACTATGTTCGGTTGGTTTACCGTGAGCGGGACTGGATTGAGCGCTTTTATTTTCCGACGTTCACCTTGCCGGGGAACACGCCCTGGTTTTATCGGGCTGAGAACCTGGCATGGCCGTATTTTAATCCCGGCATATTCACGTTCACCTCGAGCGAAAAGAGCCCGTTCAAGGTCTATATCGCCGGCCGGGACGCCAACGATTTCCCGATCAGCGAATCTTTCATCCTGCAGGGAACGATTAACCCGGATCAATCGGTCAGTCCGATGAGTATTTCGACAGTCAATTCGTACAAACTGGTGATCGCGTTATCGAAAGATGTCACCGAGACACCATTATCGATTCGAGCCGCGGTCCCTGCCTCGCAAACGCTGGTTATGCCGCCGGCGGTAACTGAACTTGTGTTTACCCAGATTAAGCTTTATCCGCCTCCGAAATTTAGCGCTGCGGACGGCTCGCCGCTCTCGATCTATGTGCGGATTCAGGTCAAGCTTAAGCCCGATAGCCTCGACGACGATATGAGCGTGCCGCGGATCAGCCATATCTGGGATGCAATGATCAGTTTTACGACCTCGGCGCTTTATCGGCGGCTGCAGCAGATCTCTAAAGCCCAGGTTTCCGAACAGGAGGCAATGGCGCATATCCAGGCGGCGGTCAATGTGGAGAAGAACCAGAGCGAGTTCCGGCAACAGGTTGTGCCGACGGTGTACGAGTTGCCTTATTACATCGACGGTTGGTACCACAGGGCGACCAGCTACAATCCTTTCGGGGGGCCGTGAGAAATGCCGCTCTACAACCCCCAGCTTGATGACGAAGTTCTCTTCGATGCGAGTGTCCCGATCCAGGGGGTCAATAACAGTCTGCCGCCGAGCGCGATTGATCGGACGGCAAGCGAAGATGCCGAGAACCGCTTAACGCAACGGGACGGTTTAAACCGGCCGCGGCCAGGCATTATTCGGCTAAAGCAAAGCAGCCCTACGGGCAGCCTGGATTCAATCAATCATCTGGGTACCGGGGTCTTTCTGGCTAATGACGCCTCGAATTGGTACAAGTACGATAACCGGAGCAACGTGCTTTCAAGTGCGACCGGCGGTCCGGCGTATGCGCCCGGGGCACAGGTGTACGCAGCGCTGGCTAATGCCGTTTTATATTTCAGTTCCGGCACGACTTTGAACAAATATTCGGTTGCTGCCGGTTTTGGTACCGTGGCGTTGCCGACCAACGGACCAACTGCCAAGTATCCGATCTGGGCAGTTGAACGGTTAATGTACGCTTACCAGAACACGCTAATTGTTAGTGATGCGCTGAACCCGGAAGTTTTCGACGTCGCGACGGGGTCGGTAACGATCGATCCGATAGCCAGCGATGTAATTACGGGGCAATGCCTTTGGCAAACCCAGCGGATTGTGGTTTTTCGTAACGGTGCGACCTACGTGATCGAGACCGGGCCTGGCTTGAATGTGCCGGATTGGGAGATCAATCGGGTTAGCGGCACGATCGGGGCACGGTGTCAGGGCACCATTGTGCAGACTGAGACCGATGTAATCTTTCTTTCAGAGACCGGACGCGGGGTTTATCGCTGCAGCCAGGCGCCGGCCAGCGATCAGCAGGGGATCTGGCGGCCGGTCAGCGCGGATATCCAAGGGTACATTGACCGGATCAACTGGGCTGCGTGTGATAACGCGCGGGCGACATTCTGGAACGATCTTTATATGTTGAGCGTGCCGCTGGACAATTTCACGTTCAATAATTTCTGCCTGATTTACTCGGTTAGCTTGGACAAATGGCAGGGGCTCTGGTGTTTCGATGTCGGTGGGGTCGATGTGGCAATACGCGATTTTGCGCGTGATCGGACTGATCCTAATCATACGGTACTCCTGGTAGCGACCCGGGATGGGATTATTTCGCGCTTCACCTATCCGGTTGAACGCCAGTATTACGATCAGAATATTGACAACTCCAAACAGTATTATTGGAGCCGGTTGCGGAGTCGCTCGTTCACGTTCGGCGAGAACATTAACCAGATCCGGCCGCACTCGGCGCGGTTCCAGTTTTTGGACAGTAATGACCCGGTTGATATCACCACAATCGCCGACCGGACGATTGAATTGACTAAGCGCAGTACGGCAACCAATAATTACTTATTAAGCCTGCCGATCCCAGGGTTCCCGTTCGACCTTGATCGCGAAGGCTACAAGAACGTTCCGCTCGGACTTTTAGGTGTCGGGATCTGCACCGAGCTGCAGTTTCTATTAGAGGGTACGGGCAACTGGACCCTGTTCCAGATCAAGGTGGCGGCCTTTGAATCGATGCCGCTGGTGGCGACATGAATCACGCCAAAGAATATCTCAAAACGATGGATATCTTAGAGCCGCTCCTTCGCGAGGGGCGCAAATTCAGCGTGATGCCTTACGGTCTATTGTGCGATTGGATTGCGTATTTTTGGAATCGCGGGACGATCAGTTACCTGATTGATGAGGGCCAGGCCAGAGGGGTGTGTCTGGTAAAGCTTTTTGGTCACTTGGAACAGTTCCTGGAGCCGTTCGTGCACGAGCCTGGCGGCAAGTTTTGCATGGTTGAGCTGCTGGCGGCAAAAGATCCGTTAGCGATTGCGTACACGTTTTTCGAGCTCACTGGGCGCTGGGGCAAACCGGAGATTATTTTATGGGATCGGGGTGAGCGGACCGAGGGAGGAGCGCCCAGAATGTACACTTGGGACCAGTACGAAAAACTGACCAGGCGACTTACTTACGGATTAATTAATACTGAAATAGAGGAGAAAAATTATGGGAGCAGGAGGAGGTAGCGCACCACAACCACAGGTCATTCATCCGGGTGAAGCGGCGCAGGCCGCGGTCGGTACAGCCGGAGCCGGCGAGATGATGAGTATTGCTAATCAGCCGATCGAGCAATACGCCCAGCTGGCGACTACTCGAGCGCTTGGGCCGGCAGAGATGCAGACGCAGCAAGCGCTGGCCGGTCAGGCGGCGCTGCAGGGAGCGCAGCAACAGCAGGACATCCAGTCGCGCGTTGATCCGTTGGCCTATGCCCAGCGCCAGATGCGTTTAAAAGCCGCTACGGATCGGTTAGGGCAGCTTTATGGGCAAGACCCTACGGCGTTCAGTTTCCGGGCACCAACGGCCTATACGGTGCCGGGAACGGCCAATGTGCCGAGCCTGGCGGATCTGCAGGCGCAGGGGTCAGCGGTCGCGTCGAATTTATCGACCGGCGCAGTTGATACCCGCGGGACTAATCCGCGGCTGGTTGGACCCAGTAATGCGCAAGCCCCGAATTTAACTGGGCCACTACGTTATCCGAGTTATTTATCGGTTTAAAAATGGCTGCTCAGCCAACAGCGCAGACAAACTGGCTCGAATGGCAACCAGGGCAAAGATGGGACCCGAGTACGGGTCAGGCGCAATGGTTTAACCGGGGCAATTGGCAAGATGTCGGCAACATTAAGTATGATCCGCACACCGGCGGTATAACACTGAACGACAAACCGCTTGATATGCGGGCCAATGCTGCCGCCTTTGCGCCTGGCGGCAGCTCAACTCTTTTGCCTAACATTGAGCAGCTCAGGTCGATGTCAATGCTGGCAGCTCAACGGCAGGCGCAACAGGCTGGGCAGGGATCACCCGGAACTCAGGCGGCACCAGCCGGAACGGGTATCCAAGCCGCTCCAAGCTATTGGGGCGCAGCGCCGCAGCCTGGTGGCGCTCAAGCCGGGAGCGCAGGTGCTCCAGGCGCAACCGGCGCTCCAGGCGCGCAAGGAGGTGGTACTTCTATGGCGACAACGACAGCAGAACAGATTCCGACTTCGGTTTCGATTCCTCAGTGGCAAGCTTGGTACGGACGCAATGTCGGCAAGACGATGTTGGTTAACGGCCAGCCGGTAACGATCGGAGTGGATGTCAATCCAGACCAGCTCTTAAGCGCCTTTCAATCCAATACGGTCGGATGGGGAGCCGCACCCGGTCCGCAACAGCCGGCGCAGGCGATCGGTGGCCCCGGCCAGCAGCAACCCGAGAGTGCTGCATTGGCGCAGATGCGGCAGATCGATCCGGTCAGCGAAGCGTTGCGCGGGGGTTTAGGAGCGAGCTATTTAGCCAATCTTGGGGGCGGACCGGCAGCGCCGCAATTTGGCGGGATGCCGAAATTCGGGCTTGATTTATCAAGAGGCGCAGCGGCGCCTGCGGCCGGAGATGTTCAAAGTTATCTGAACCTGTACAAGCAGATCGATCCGCAAGGGTACGCGCAACGGGTGGCGCTAGCGGGCGGTATGGACAAGTTCGTGCAGCAGGCGCAAGCGCAAGCTGCGCTCGGGGCCCAGCTTGATCCGGGCACAATTCGCGAGGTTGAACAGGGAACCAGGGCTGCCCAGATCGCTCGCGGCAATGTGTACGGCACGCCGCAACTGGTTGCCGAAACGATGGCCCGCGGGAGTGCCGGTGAACAGCGGTTGCTCCAACGTCAGCAAATGCTGCAAAGCGCGCTAGGCCAGCAACAAAGCTATCTGGGCAGTGGTTTGGGGTTAGGCGATGTCGCCAACGCGCTCTATAATCAGGGTTACAATCGATATCTACAGGGATACGGCACGCAAGCCAATGCCGCGTTGCAAGGTTACAGCTCGCAACTTGCGGGTTGGCAAGCCCAGCAGAATGCGCGGCTCCAGTCACAAGGTGCTGCTTTGGGCTACCTTGGGAGCGGGCAAACTCCGTATCAGGCTGGCGCAAGTTATTTAGGGGCAGCTGAGCAGCGTGCCGGGATGGCGGCTCAAGGCGGTCCGCAATATCAACCTGCAGCACTGGGTCAACAGTATACTGGGGCCGGTGCGCCGAGCTTCCCGCAGTACGGCCTGGATATGAGCCAGTTGGCCGGCAACTGGTACAACAACATTAACCAAGCCAACCTGCAGGCGTACGGGCTCCAGCAAGCCTACGGCCAGAGGAGCGGGGGTGGCAGCGCGATGGGAGCCGGGATAGGGGCTCTGGGAGGCGCGGCCTCGGGAGCACTTGCGGGCTCGGCGATTCCCGGAATTGGCACGTTGGTAGGCGCGGGAATAGGAGCTATAGGTGGGGCCGCGTCTGGCTATTTCAAATAGGAGCAATTAGATGGCAAAGAATTGGATTCAAGGAGCGATCAAGAAACCTGGAAGTTTGCGAAAGAGTCTCGGCGTTAAAGAAGGTGAGACAATTCCGGCGAAGAAGTTGGCGGCCGCTGCGAGTAAGGGTGGCAAGCTTGGCAAACGGGCGCGGCTGGCCCAAACCCTCAAAAAACTTCATCCCTAGTTATGCCGCTTAAAAAAGGAAGCTCTCGGGCAACGATCAGCTCGAACATCCGCGAGATGATTAAATCCGGCCATCCGCAGAAGCAAGCAGTAGCGGCGGCTCTTGATACGGCGCGCCGGAGCGGAGCGAAGATTCCCAAGAAAAAAGGAGGTTCCTACTACTGATGCCGGGCGACCTGTTGAATACCCAGTTTGATCCAGACCCGGATACGTCCTATCTGCAAGGTGCCGGTACAGGAGCTGGCGGCGGCATTGATTGGGCAAAAGCCGCACAGCTTTTAGGAAAAAGTATCGGCGGGGGTGGCGCTGGCGCTCCAGTCGGTAGTGGCCGGATGCTGCCTGCTCAAATGCCATTAACCTCACTTAACCGGCCGTTGCCGCAGGCGCCGGTTGCGTCTACGGATTCCGGCAATGAGCAAGAACTGATCGCTTATCTCTCAGATGCCATTCGCCGCGCACAGACAGCCAATGCTTTAAGTCAACAACCATCGAGGTGAGTCATGCCAGCCAGAATTCAGCCTAATCGACCTTATTATCCGCGCTATTATCTGCCGCGAGGCGCAGCACAATCCAGAGCCGCAGCGCAACCCCGGGGTGGTGGCGCCAAAGGTGGCTTTGGTGGTGGGGTTGACACCTCGAGCACCGGCAACATTGGCGGCGACCTGGCGAAAGCAGTTATCAACACGATGCTGCAGAACCGTCAGAACGCGGCAGCTAATGCGATCATGAACACGCAGACCCCGCCACGAGCCGGGGCGGTCGGGCCGGTGGTGGATCCAACAACCGGCCAAATTACTTCGAATATTACGCCTACGGTCGGCACGGCGCCGCAGACGGGTGGCACGGGCGAGCTGGCGATGCGTCAACAGCAGAACCAGGCGGATTTAGCCGATGCGTTGCAACGGGCCAAGATTGCCTCGGAGCTTGCCTTGGCTCAACAACGCACGGGTCGCGGAGGCGGAGGTGGTGGCGGAGGTGGAGGCGGAGGTGGTGGCGGAGGAGGCGGCACGGGAGCCGGTAACGCAGCCCGATGGCAGCAATATCTGGGTGGCGGCGGTGATGGCGGTTCGGCGGCTGCGGGAAAAAAAGCTGGAAAACCGGCGGCGTATGAGCCGGGATCGATTGATCCGAATACGGATCCCGCTGCGGATAAATTTCAGATTGTTCAGGCCGATTTCGACGCGAAGTACGGCAAGGGTGCCTATGCCAGGATTGCGCCGAATTTGGCGAATGCGACCGTGGACGATAAAGGCAATTACACGATTAATGCTCCTGGCAAGAAACCGGATGATCCGCCGACGCCGATTATGACGCTGCCGGCGGATCAGGCCAATTATTGGCTTTCGCGGTATAACGCGGCGAGCGTCAGGTCAGGGCAACAACCTATTTTTAGCGATAAATTCCCGAGTGCTAACCCCAACAGCGGGCAACCGGGTGGCACGGAGGTTAATCCTTACAAGCCCACTAACCAGCTCGAGGCCAGGTCGTTGCCGTACAATTCCTTTTTCATTGATCCAAATTCCGGACAGGTCGGCCAAAAATTGCCGGAAGAAAAGCAGCCGGAAGCAAAGAAAACGAGCCAGGTCGATACCGGTGACCAGGGAGGGCAATTGGCTCTTGGTGACCAATCGGGGTCGCCACCACCGCCGGATATGGCGACTGGGGTTGGCTTGGATCAGACTGGCGGGGCAGTGCCGGATGTCGGGTCGGGCTCGTTGGCTGACGCGATTGCCCGGGCCCGGGCGCAGGATCAACTGCAAAACCTGGCATGATCTATGGCTGCAACGTTGGCTGATGAGGTCCGTAAACGCAAAGTAGCCGATGCGTTAAACGGGCAAGACGACGAGGAGGATACTTCTGATGTTCAAAACGGTGAGGCGGCTGCTGGGACTCTCTCAGATACCGGAGAAACGGATACACTGGCCGAGGAGGAGGCGATTGATCAAGAGGCGGTTTCTCCTGTTGCCGAAGAGAAAGCTCCATCTTTAGGCTACCGGTTTGTGCCGGTAAGTCCTCTGGCGCAGGATGTTCCACAGAATGTTCCACAAGGAACATTTATGGGCGAGCAAGGACTGGATGTTTCGCCGGCCCTGACGACTCAAAAGATTTATTCACCGCCGCCGGAAGAAGGGGACCAACCCTACGTTATTGATCGGGATACCGGGCAAAAGATTCCGCGGGCGCAACTGGCAACGCCGGAAGATTTGGCGGCACAACCGCCTCCTAAGGCTGCAGTTGGGTTGCCGCAGGAAGTAGTTACCGGTCAAGCGCCGGATCAATTGACCCAGGTTGAACGTGGCGAGTTGGTTAAGCCGTCGGCTGAAGCGCCGGGTCAGCTCGAGCAGGTTGAGCGCGGCGAGCTGGTTAAGGTTCCTCCGGGTACGGCGCCTCGAGCAACCGCGATTCCTACTGCGCCGGAAGTGCGTCCGGCCGTGCCGGTAACGCCTTTTATGGGCGAGGAAGGTCTGGACGTCACGCCTACTCCGCCGAAAGTCCAGCGCGCTTTAGGTTACAAGTTTGTGCCGGTAGCGCCGGCGGTTCAGCCTGCTGAAGTGATTGGGGCGCCGCCCAAGGTGCAGCCAGCGCAACCGATTACGACGAACCCCGATGGGTCCGATCTTCCGCAACGGGTGCAAGCTGTTGGCAATAATGATCCTGCCGCCTTTATCGTTCATCACACCAGCGGACGCGGCACGGTTGACGGTGTCGTATCGACATTAAAAGAGCGCGGTCTTGGCGTTCAGTACGTGATGGACCGCGACGGTAACATCTTCCAAACGGGTGGGCCGGGTGCGCAAAACATTCTGGCTGGCTGGGGACCAAAAGGCACCGGTCTCTCAAACCAAAATATCGTCGGCATGGAGATCATCGCCAAGGACGATAAGGATGTGACACCGGCCCAAAAACAGGCATTCGCCCAGTTCATCGCGGCACGTTACCCGAATACGCCGCTTTACGGTCACGGTGAAGTTAATCCTGGCCACAAGGAAGCGGACGAAGGTTTGTCGGCTAAAACTGCGGCATTGGCCTATCGGGATCAATTAAGCTCTGGGCAAGTGGTTGGAACGCCAGGAGCGGCGCCGCAGGCCCAACCGGTGACCAAGCAGGCTAATGGGCTCTACCAGTCTGAAAAACCCCAGGATTTCCTCTCCGGCAAGGCGACAACTTTTGCGACCCCAGAAGATATTGCTAGCGGAGCCGATAACGGGGTAGGCGCGCCACGCCTGGGTAAACTTGATACGACGAGCGTGGCCGGGGTAGCGATCCCCGAAGAAGCTTTACGGGCCAAGTACGGCAACAATTATGCGGCTTGGCGCACGGCCCGGGTTGATGTGGTCGATCCGCAGACCGGTAAACGCTTAAGGGTACCGATAGTTGATCTGGGGCCGCGGGGCGATATGACGGCGATCACCGACATGACGCCGACTCTGAGCAGCTATTTCGGCGGCGACAAGAACCTGATGGTCAAGCTGGTGGATAACGCCGGCCCGGATGTGACCAAGAATCCGCAACTCTGGGCCGATGAACAAGCGGCAATTCGCCAAGGATTTGATTCCAGTACGTTGCAGCCCGGGGTGCAGAAGATTGTGCCGAAGCTGGGGTACACTTTCAAGCCGGTTGTACCCAGCGCAGAAGGCGCAGCACGCCAGCAAGCCGACGCATTTAACCAGCAGAATTTCCGGGCTACGATTGCGCAGTTACCCGAACAAAACCAATCGTTGCCGGCATTAATCAATCGCTTAGATCAACCGATTGAAGGCGTTCCGGATGCAATGCGCCGAAATTACCAGCAAGCGGTCAAAGATGAAGCTACCAAGTACGCCCAGGATTATTACGGGATCAAAGATCCAAAGGAAGCTTTGGCCAAGATTATGTCATCGCCAGACGCCGGCACTTTCTTTGGCGAGATAAAGGATAAAGCTCTTCCGTACCTCAATCAGGCGGTTACGGCATTTAACCAGTCGGCGGTCACTATCGATCAGAACCGGCTCGATATGCTGGCTAAAGCCCTTCATCCCGAAGCCACCATAGAAGGACGCAAAGCGTTCATTAATTCGATTACGTCAATTCAAGATGAGCCGACACGCGCAGCGACGATCAATCATTTGATCGGGACTCTGGATCCGAACAATCCGGCGCTAGCAGCGTTGAACCCGGTTGACATAGCCGACAGCGCCAGCCGCATGGCGAACCCGGAGTATCAAAAACGCCAGCAGGCAGAGATCGCGCGCCAGGTTGAAGTCAACACGAAGGCGTTGCGGCCTGATCCGCGGTTGCAGGGTACGGCCGCGGGCTGGTGGGCTGACCAGTTTGCGCAGCTCCCCAAAAACGTTATCGAGGGTGTTACCGGGCCAATTGGTCAGTCATTGATGCTTTCTGAAATTTATCAGGGCACAGTTGCGCGGCTTCGCCAAGACAATCCTGGCATGAGCGAGGATGAACTGAAGGCCAGGGCGGCCGGCAGCACCATGGCGCAGATCGTGCCGGCAGAGGTTTTGAATCGATTGGCCGGCGGCAAACTTGGGGGGTTGACCGGCGCGATTGAAAACCCGGTT